GCAAGAGGTTCGCCAAGCTGGAGGTGCGCAGGGTCGGGTTCAACCTCGGGCCCGTGCTCAACTCCGGCGGCCACAGCTCGGTAGCTCCCGACGACCTGCTGCCGTTCGTGACGCTGTTCTACGCCTCACAGACCGTGGACGTCGACAAGGCGGCCGAGATCATGCGAGCGCATGGCGATGAGACGTCGCTCGCAGTAGGCATGGAGTACAGCGGTCGATTCCCGGGCACGGCGATCCCGCTGTGGGACGGGGTCGATGTCGACGTGGCGCTGGAAGCGATGGTCGAGCACGGGGCCGTCTGCATCGAGGAGGCCGACCTGCTGGAGAAGCGCAACCAGATCCCGCTCAACGTGTTCGTCGCCCGCAACCCGTCGGTCCATCTCTACTGCGTCACCTCGAAGGTCGACGCCCTCGCTCTGCCGTGCATCACGGACGCCATCGTGGCGGGTTGGATCGCCACGCAGAAGCACCGTGAGTTCCAGGTGTGGGACGGCAAGAAGGTGCGCAAGTTCCCCAGGACCGCCCGTAGCGCCTCGGTGGACAACTACAGCGGCCAGATCAACAACATGGGCGGCGACATCGAGAAGCTCAAAGGCGGCGACGTGGACGAGATGGTGCGCCTCTCGCTGCTGTCGTGGCAGCAGTACGAGCGGATAGCAATGATCCCCCCGGCGCACAACGGTGACGAGCCACCGTCCGAGACCTCGACCGGTGTTGCTATCGCCCGTCCCGAACCTCGTCAGCGAGAGCGGGTGCTGCTACCGGTGCTCAGCAGCTTCGCCAGCGGCGAGAACGGCCACGAGGTAGCAACGGTTTCGACCAACGCACTGCGCCAGTGCAACGGCTGCTTCATCGCCCACACCTGCCCCGGCTACGAGACCGACGCCGCCTGCGCCTACGCCATTCCGGTGCAGATCCGCACCGTCAAGCAGATGCGAGACGCCCAACAGCTCGTGCACGAGATCCAGCTGCAGCGGATCCTGTTCATGCGCCACGCCGAGGAAGCTGCAGGTGGCGAGCTGGATCCCCGGCTCGGCAAGGAGATGGACCGGCTCTTCGCCCAGGCCGAGTCGGTAGCTCGCCAGAGCGAGAACCGCTCGACGCTGACGATCCAGACCACCGAGTCGGCAGGCGGTAGCGGGATCCTCTCGCAGATCTTCGGAGGGGCGATGAGCAAGGGCAACCAGGCGCTCCCGGCGCCGGTCGACTCGAACGAGATCCTCGCCGAGGCGTGGGAGGCCGAGCCGGTCGATAGCAACTGACGTTGTTGCGACACGCTGGCATTCGGATACGTCGGTTTCGAATTGGGTAATTCGGGACACCCCCCCTCTAGAAACGGGGGGAACTACGCTCGTTGGGGAGGACCGAGCACCGAGCCCCAAGGAGTAGACAATGGCCACGAACGAAGTCGACACGGTCGACACCGCCGAGGATCCCCGGCACACCACGAGCCCCGAGCTGCGTGACCTGCCGGGTACCGAGACCGGTGAGATCATCCCCACCGACGAGGCGGACTCGCTCGATGAGGTGCACGCCGACGCCGCCTACAACCGGGTCGTGATGGGCCCGGAGGGCAACGACCCCACCATCCCCACGCCCGGCACCGATGTGCCCGTCGAGCCCGGCCCCGGCCCCGAAGACAACGAGGCGCTCGACAACGCCACGGGCGGGGCGATGTCCGCAGCCGCCGAGTCCGGTCCCGCCGCTGCCATGGCGCCGCCCGACAAGGACGACTTCAAGACCAAGGAGCTTGCCGCCCGCAACCTCGGTCAGATCACCACGACCTTCGACATGAACGCTCCCGGCGAGGCCGAGGGAGCAGCCGCTGCTCTCGACGGCAGCGACGAGGATGCCGACGATGAAGGGTTCGATCCCAGCGAGCACACCGTCGCCGAGGTCGAGGAGTTCATCGCCGAGAACCCCGAGCTGCGAGACGACGTCATTGCTGCCGAGCGAGCCGGGAAGAACCGCTCCTCGCTCGTTGGCTGAACCTCAGCCTGACCTGTCGACCATGCACGCCTGAGGCGTGCATCAGACACTCACCGTTGGTGCCTATCTCGGCCCAGTCGTGTTTCTGACCGTCTCGCACACGGCATAGACACGGGCCGCAGATACGGCACCATCGGCCGTTGTAGCCGTCGTTGCAACGGATGATGCGCACTAGCCGATGTCGTCGTCGTAGACCGGCGCAGCTACCGGCTTGCGAGGAGCTTCCGGCTCGGGGTTGTCCAGCTCGTGCTGAGTCACGTAGTTGACCGGTACGTGGTACTGACGCCCTGTGCTCTGCTGGAGCTGGTGAGCGATCGCCACACGGTGATGCCCCTCTAGGAGCTTGTCGGGCGCTCCCTCGACACCGGGCATGACCATGATCGGACGCTGCACACCGGTCTCGGCGATGCTCGACTGCAGCCGTCCATAGATGCGTCCTGCCTCTGCCGTCTTGTGCTCCATCACCGCACCCGGTGAGAGCTGACGCCCGTAGCGGTCTTCCATGTACTCGCCTGAGTGCATCTCGCCCGCCATCATGCGGTTGTAGATCACCGAGGGATCGAGCTGCGTTGGGCGCTCGGTTGTGGAGCGGATCACACCCTCAACGCTAAACGAAGCGAGACCGCCCCGGGGGACGGCCTCGCTCTCGGAGACAATGATGAGCACCTCACTGTTGGGATGAAGCGTCGAGACAGAGCCTAGAGCCTCCGGTACGCTCTCGCCAGAAGGTCGATTTCGAATTGGCGATTTCGAGAGACCCCTCCTTCGAAATTGACGATCTGGTTCGGGACGCCGAGCCGGTAGGTGCGCCGGGCGGCGACGCACCGCCACCCCTCCCCGCCGGGGGCCAACGGGCGAACCGCCTGACGTGCTGCTCCGGCGGCCGGAGCCTCATCCACTCCGGCCAACGGAGTGTGGTTAACACCGGGCCCGAGATGCGGATCTATGTGTGGGCGGCGGTGGTTCGTCGTGGTCCCACCGCCGCCTGTCACACCCCCTGCGTAGGGTCGTCGGCATGGGAGAAATGTCGACAGATGTTGGCCAGAGACGTTGCACGACGTTGAACGTTGCTGCTACAGTCTCAGGTGTGACCACCACCAACACCCCTGCCTCTCCCCCGCAGCTCGGCTTCATTCAGCGCCTGCTCGCCGAGCGCACCAGCCAGGCGCCTGAGGGCATCGACGCCTTCATGGCGGTGCTGCAGACCAAGCGGATCACCAAGACCGGCGCCAGCTCGCTGATCAACCACCTCCTCACCATCCCGGCCGACGTGGTCGAGGCTCCGGCCGCCACCGACGCTCCGGCCCGTGACCTCTCCCGCCGCAGCAACGCCTACCCCGGCAAGTGCATCAAGTGCGGCCAGGGCGTGGCAGCTCGTGAGGGCTACCTCACCGGCAGCCGTGGGAACTGGGGCTGCGAGCACCTGGAGGGCGCCTGCCCCGCCGCTGCCGAGGCCACCACGCCCGGCGTGCACGCTCTCACCGAGATCGTCGGCGACCTGGAGGACGGCAACTACGCCATCCCCGCCACCTCGGGCGAGACCGACGTGTGGTACTTCACGATCAAGACGAACAAGGGGTTCTACAACCCGGAGAAGAAGGGCCAGCGCATCGTGCGCATGGTCGCCGGAGGCGGCAACGAGTTCCCGATCACCAACGAGTGGGTGCGCAAGGCTGTCGCCGCCGTCCGGGCGCTCGGCACCACCGAGTCGATGCAGATGTTCGCTCGTGAGATGCACATCTGCGGCCGCTGCGGTGAGGATCTCACCCAGGTGACGAGCAAGGTCACCGGGTTCGGCCCGGTGTGCCGCCGCAAGATCGGTTACGAGGTCTCCCCGGTCGAGAAGGCGGAGATCGCCCGGCTCATCGCCGAGGCGCAGGCTCGTGGCGAAGAATTGGCGGTGTGATGTTGAACGTCGTTGAATGTCTGCTATCATGATCCCTGTGACCACCACCAACTACCGCACCGCACTCGGCCCGCTCGCCGACCTCGTGCTCCCCCACCTGATGGGCGAGGCGCACGAGGTCGTTCGTGGCCTGGCCGCCATGGCCACCGCCACCGAGGCCGACCTCGACACCTCCAGCATCCTCGCCCCCGGCGTGGAGCTGTTCCCCTACCAGAAGGCTGGCATCCGCTACGCCCTCGCCGCCCGTCGCTGCGTGATCGGTCACGCCATGGGGCTCGGCAAGACGGTCCAGGCCATCGCCGCCATGGCGATCGAGCTGGAGACCACCGGCAGCCTCCGGGCGCTCGTGGTCGCTCCGCCGAGCCTCACCCTGAACTGGGTGCGTGAGATCAAGATGTTCGCCCCGCAGCTCACGGTCGCCGTGGTCAAGGGCCAGACCCCCACCGAGGTGCCTGAGGCCAACGTCGTGATCATCGGTCACAGCGTCGTGAAGCACTGGGAGAAGGCACTCGTCGCCGCCGGGTTCGACGCCCTGGTCATCGATGAGTCGCAGAACTTCAAGAACCGCAAGGCTCAGCGCACGGTCGCCATGCAGCAGGTCGCCCGTTGGATGGACGACGACGCTCTGGTGCTCCTGCTCACCGGCACCATGGTCACCAACGACCCGGGCGAGGCCGCCCCGCAGCTCCAGATCATGAACGTCATGGACGGGCTGTTCGGCGACGTGTTCGGATTCATGGACCGGTACTACCCCAAGGTGAACCAGTGGGACCGCAAGCCTGCCAACCTCACCGAGCTGTACAACATCCTCCTCGACTCGTGCTACTGCCGCCTGACGTTCGATCAGGTGCGTGGCCAGATGGGTGACCGGGCGCCGAAGGGTGTCGCTCGCCAGAGCACCGCCGTCGAGATGCACGGCAAGGCTGCCACCGAGTACAAGGTCGCCCGGGACAAGCTCCGCACCTACCTCCTCGATCACCACGAGGAGATCGCTCTGGAAGAGGGCATGTCCATCGAGGAGGCCGAGCGCCTCGCCGAGGAGAAGACCGAGCGCAGCATGAAGGCTGAGGCGCTCGTGCAGCTCGGAGCACTCCGCCGCCTGGCTGGCGAGGCCAAGATCCCGAGCGTCATCTCGTTCGTCCAGAACCTCGTGGACCAGGGCGAGCAGGTCATCGTCTTCGGCTGGCACAAGGCAGTCGTCAAGGCGATCGCCGAGCACTTCAACGCTCGCACGATCATGGGTGGCGACAAGGTCGAGAACGTCGAGGAGGCCAAGGCTCGGTTCCAGGCCGGTCTCGACAAGGTCATCGTGCTCAACATCAAGGCAGGCGGCACGGGGCACACGCTGACCGCCGCCAGCCAGGTCGTCTTCGCCGAGTTCCCCTGGACCCCCACCGACTACAGCCAGGCCGAGGCTCGTGCCGACCGCATCGGACAGACCGAGCTGGTCACCTCGCACGCTCTGCTCGCCGCCAACGGTGAGGCCACGATCGATGAGGCGCTGATCGGGATCCTGAACCGCAAGGCGCTGATCGTCGGCGAGCTGCTCGACGGCAAGGCTGACACGCTGATCGAGGACGTCAGCGTCGCCGACGCCCTCCTCGACTGGGCGAGGGGGGCGTGATGTCCGAGGAAGTTGGGCAGAGACGTTGTGGATCGTTGAATGACTCTGCTACAGTCACTGGCATGAACGCAGTCACTCCCGAACAGGCCCACGACGAGATCATGCTCACCCTTTGGGGCGCCCTGTACACCGCCGAGGCCCGCCTCGACACTGTGCGTAGCTGGTGGCGCTCGCTGAGCGCTCCTCGCACCCGCAACGGTGGCTACGACCGTGACCCCCGCACCTGGACCGAGGTCGTCGCCGACTTCGAGGTCGCCGAGGCCGCCGCTCAGTCGTGGGAGGTCGAGACGTTCGTCCGCTACCGCAAGCACCTCACCGAGGCGATCGACGCCCAGCTCGCCGCCGCCCAGGCGCTGAACATCCACGAGCAGAGCTACACCGGCTGGCAGCGCTACTTCCTCGTGACCAGCTCGGCCGGTCTCGTGCACGCCAGCACCCGCTGCCACACCTGCAACAAGGGCCGCAGCGCCACGCAGTTCGCTCTGCTCCCGTCACTCTCCGGCCGCAGCCACGAGGCGCTGGTCGAGGCGCTCGGCCCGTCGCTGTGCTCGGTCTGCTGGCCCGATGCGCCGGTCGCCTGGACCGACGAGCAGAGGATCTCCCCGACCGTCACCGCCGTCCTGCTGGAGAAGGGCGAGGCCGCCTTCTGGACGGCGCTCGCCGAGTCCCGTGCGAAGGCCGTCAAGCGTGCCGCCAAGAAGGCCGCCGACGAGGCCGAGCGTGCCGCCCGCCGGGCCGCTCGTGCGGCCGCCCAGTCCTGACCAACCACCACCACCAACCACCACCTCAACAAGGAACCACCACCATGCAACGCAACCAGATCACCGCCGGGCTCATCGTCCGGGTCCGCCCGAGCAACAGCCGCTACTCCAACGAGTGGAGCTGGAACATCGGCCGCATCACTACGAGCGCCACGACTCAGCGCAGCGTCGGCTACTACGGCAAGTCCGCCACCCTCGTGGAGGTCGAGTGGTACGCCACGATCAACAACGAGGGCACCACCCGCAGGTGGGATGCACCTCGCACCGAGCGGCACGACGCCCGCAAGCTGGAGGTCATCGACCCCGTCAAGCTCGCCGCCGAGAAGGCGTCGTGGCACGAGGTGACCGAGGCCGGTCGCCGGGAGAAGGAGGCCAACGAGGCTCGCACCGAGGCCAACGTCGAGGCCATCCGCACCGCCCTCGGCGACGAGCGGTGGGGCGACGTTCGCCACGAGGGCCGCATGGTCCAGATCTCCGACAAGCAGCTCGCCGCCCTGGTGGCGCTCGTGAGCAAGGTCGTGGCGTCATGAGCGCCAGCCAGGCGTTGATCGACGCCTACACCCAGGCCGAGCGCAGCCAGATCGCTGCCAACTACGCCGTGACCAAGGCCGAGCAGATGCTGCGTGCCGCCAAGGACGCTCAGCTCGAAGTCATCCACACCGTGGACGCCCTCCGGGCGATCCTGCAGGAGCAGTCGTGAGCAACGCAGCGATGCTGCAGCACCACCTGCAGTGGAACCACTACCCGTCGATCAGCGCCGTGTTCGTGCCGGTCGCTCAGCGAGCGATCGAGCTGGCTGACGAGGACGACTGGGACGCCATGATCGAGCTGCCCAACGGCGTGTCGCTGTCGGTCGGCGAGATCGTGGACCAGCTCCACCTCACCACGTTCGTCACGTTCCCCGACGACGAGGAGCTGGAGGACGACCTGGACGAGATCGAGCGCCAGGAGCTGCAGTCGTGAAGCGCCACCGGCTGACGCTGATGTTCTCGACCGTGATCGTGGCCGGGCTCGCATGCGGGACGCTCGGCCGCCTCGTGGTGGCAGTGGCGGGCTGAATCTTTCAACGAATCGTCGCAACGAGGTTGTGCAACGACGTGCCTCTGCTACACTCACTGGTATGACCACCACCTGCACAGTCGTTGTACGGGGCGACGGCGCCCGCTGCGGCGAGCCCGCCGTCACGAGCTTCACCTCCAGCCGCACGGGCGAGGTCTTCGCCGAGTGCGAGGCGCACCGGTTCGACGTCGCTGTCGGCCCGGCCATCGGGCCCGCCGTCGAGACGTGCAAGACGCTCGGCATCCCGACCCGCACGACGCAGCCGTTCGCCATCGTGGCCCACGGTCGCATCGTCGGCTACGCCGCCGCCATCACCGAGCGCACGCAGCTCCGGGCGCTCCGCCTCGGTGGCCGCATCGTCCCTGTCCGCTGACCAACCACCACCACCACCACCAAGGAACCACCACCATGACTGACACCGCAACCAACTTCGAGCTGGACATCCTGCTCGCCAAGGTCGAGAAGATGTGGCGCCGGGCCAACCACCCGAACACGCCGCCCGCCGAGAAGGCCGTCGCCGAGGCCAAGGCGCTGTCGCTGATGGCGCAGCACCGCATCGAGATGGCGATGCTCAACATCGAGCAGGCCGACGAGCTGGCTGACCACGAGTACGGCGTGTTGAAGGGCGCCTACGGGCTCCTCCACGCCAGCCTGATCAACGAGGTCGCCACGGCGTACGACTGCCGTGTGTGGTGGCGCTCCAGCGGGATGACGTACAACGTGCGCATCAGCGGGTTCCGCTCGGACTTCGAGCGTGTGCGCCGCCTGGCCAACTTCCTCCTCACCGACGCCGTGGCGCAGTCGTGCGAGTTCAAGTCCCGGTCGATCGCCGTGACCAAGGACTACCGGCGCTCGTTCGTCGCCGGGTACACACAGGAGATCGGCCGCCGCCTGCGGGAGAGCGTGACGTTCGCTCGGGCCGCCGCCGTGGCGCACGCCGCCGACAACGGCAGCACCGTCGAGGCCGCCGAAGAGCGGGTCGTGGGCGCCGAGCTGGTGCTCGTGGAGCGCAAGAAGGCCGTCGCCGACTTCATGAAGACCAAGCGCCTGCGCACGGTCGGACACAGCACGGGCCGCAGCTCCAACGGTCGCAGCAACGGCGCCATCGCCGCACGCAACGCTGACCTCAGCGGTGGCCGCAACCGAGTCGGCGGCGGCACCAAGGCGCTCGGGCGATGAGAGACATCGCCAAGAGCGTCAGCTACGGCGCCGAGCAGCATGCGTTCACGCACACGCTGCTCGGCGAGACGCAGGACTTCGCCTCCCTCGTGAGCACCACGAGGGAGGTCGAGGCCACGCCCGAGTGGCAGGCCGTGTACGGCACCAAGCCGCTCAACCTGATCGCCACCAAGGGCTCGTGCGACTACGCACGGGGCGCCAGCATCATCGCCTACAAGGTGCTCGGATCGTGGCGGTTCGCAGTGCCGCACGAGCTGGCCCACATCATCACCGACGACCGCCACGGCCCGCAGTGGCGGGCCCGCTACGTGTGGCTCGTGCGCCTGATGTACGGCAACGAGTACGCCGAGGCACTGCTCGCCGGGTTCGCCAGCAGCAAGCTCGCCGTCGAGGTGCTGCCGCTCGCACGCACCACGCCGCTGCTGCCGCCCGAGCTGTTCGACGCTCAGGTCGGTGGCCCGCTGATCGCTCAGCGCCCCGAGGCGCCTCGTGGAGCAATCGCACTGTAGACGTTGTACATCGTTGAACGACCTGCTACCATCACTCCCATGACCCGCAACCAGAAGCGCAACCTCGCCAACCTCGTGCTGGCCCACGGCTACGACAACCTCAACGAGTTCTGGACCGAGCTGACCAATCAGGTCGAGCGGGCCGAGGACGACCCCAACCAGGGCAGCGGCGACATGTACCCGAGCTACGAAGAGGCCAAGCCGGTGCTGTTCGCCTGGCACGTCCGCATGATCGAGATCGCCGATCAGGTGACGGCATGAGCGCCCAGTGCATCGAGATGGTCTCCAGCCGTGTGAGCCGGGGGATCATGGGCAAGGGCACCGAGTCGTTCACCAACGGCCCGCTGCACCAGTGCCCACGTAGCGCCGTCGAGGACAGCCTCTACTGCGCACAGCACAAGCTCATCCGGGCCCGCATGGCCGCCACGGTCGCCGCCCGCCGGGCCGCCCGGGCCCAGTCCTGACCAACCACCACCCAACGAAGGAACCACCAACCATGTCACGCATCAACTACGTCGCCTCGGCCCGCAAGCGCAAGGACGGCAAGGCGCCGCACGAGTGCTACGACTGCGACCAGCCCATCATCGAGGGCCAGTCGTACGCCTGGGCCCAGCCCAGCCGCTACAGCGCCCGCATCAATTGGCACTCGACGTGCAAGGCGCCGCCGCCGTCACGCCTGGAGGCCAACGAGAAGCGCTCCACCGCCATGGCTGCGTTCGAGAACGGCTACGACGCCATCGATCTGCTGCGCAACGAGGACGACCGTGGCACCGACTTCGACCCCGAGGCGTTCGTGGAGCGCATCAAGGACGAGGTGCTCAACGTCGTCGGCGAGGGCGTGCGTGAGGCCGCCGAGCTGTGGCGTGAGAGCGCCACCAACATCGAGGACGGGTTCGGTCATCCGACGTCCATGTCCGAGGAGTTCGAGGGGTACGCCGACGATGTCGACGGGGTCGCCGACGAGGTCGAGGGCATCGAGCCCGAGGAGTACGACGCTGAGCAGTACAACGACGTGGACGAGTGGATCGACGCCACGCTCGACAGCGTCGTGGACGAGCTGGGCTCCATTGAGGGCAATCTGCCCTGAGTTGTTGAACGACGCTGAACGACTGCTACCATCATCACCATGACCACCATCACCACCACCGAGATCTTCGCCGACGCCAACGTCGCCGGAGGCTGGACCGAGCACGACACCGTCGCCCGTCGCATCTGCACGGCGCTGTGGAAGGCGACCGGCGCCTTCGGCCGGATTACCAACTACCACAGCGACGTCGTGATCGACTGCCTGACGATCCAGTCCATGGTCGCCGCCATGGAGCCCGGCACGAGCGTCGACTTCACGTACGTCGTGGGCGTCAACGGCACGCACCTGTGGCAGGGCGTCAACGCCTTCCGCTCGGAGCATGTGCTCGGCGACGACCGTGGCGGCAACACCGGCCGGTTCACGGTCTCCCTGACCCGCTCGGACCTGCAGACCACCGAGTACGGGCAGACGTGGGGCGCCGACAAGTACGGGCTGACCATCTCCGAGATCACCCTCCCCGCCGCCTGAGCAACCCTGTTACACCCTTCAACGATACTGAAAGCATGACAACGAACATGAGCACCACCCGCACCACCGCCGCCGAGCGTCTCGCCGACGAGATCCTCGCCGCCAAGGCTGAGCTGGCCCAGCAAGAGGCCGCCTGCAAGGAGCTGCAGAAGGCACTCCTCGCCCTCGCCCCCGTCGGCACGGTCATCGTGCGTGACGCAGGCAAGGTCACCGTGACCGAGCGTGTCGACCTCATCGCTGATGTCGACGTGCTCCAGGGCGTCGCCAGCCGCTCGCTCTTCAAGAGCCTCACCAAGGTCGTCTTCGACGTGGCCAGCTACCGGGCGCTCGTGCAGCTCGGCAAGTCCACGCCGGAGGTCGACGCCGTGATCGGGGAGAAGGTGAGCGCACCGTTCCTGGTGACCACGGTCGCCAAGAAGTGACGACCGAGGAGGAGCGTTTCTACGGCCGGGCCAACTCGGCCGTAGACACGATCGAACTCATCGTCATCCTGATGGGTTTGGTCGCAGTGATTTGGTGGATCATCCAGCTGTTCATCCACATCCCGCTGCGCTCGAAGATCGCCATGGTCGGCATCGTTTGCTGCATCGTCTGGTACTTCGCAGAACAAGAGGTACCGAGCTACGCCAACAGCTACACCTCCCACACCTCGGGCGGGCAGAACGCTGCCGTAGCCATCGGGTCTCTGCTCACCATCGGAGTGTTCATCGAGATCTGTGTCGGCATGATCCAGCTCCAGCGTTGGAAGGCGGCGCAAGTGCCGCCGCCCGCCGATGACTCGTGGTACACGAGCCCATCACCAGCTCCTCGGCCCACACCGCCAGCACCGCCAGCGCCCACGCAGACCCGTGTAGAACGCTCTGTGCGGGTCGTACGGGCCACGAGTGCTACAACGACGCACCACGACTCTCAGGCGCCTGTAGCGGCCCTGGAGAGCCCTCACAAGGACGTTGCGCCGAGCACCGACCTAGTGGTGGTCAGGCAGAGCCACCGCCCAACACTGTGGACCGAGGACCACGGCAGCTACACCTCGAAGGACCGCCGGAGCTTCGATCGGGACATAGGTCCGGTATGACGTTGAACCAACCGTGGTACGGTAGCTACCGTGAGTTACAGCGCTCCAGATGCAGCCCGCATCGCTGGCATCAGCTACCGCCAGCTCGACTACTGGTCGAGGACGAACCTGATCCATGCGACGATCGAGGCCAACGGCAGTGGCACACGCCGTGCGTACGCCTACCGGGATCTCATAGAGCTGCGCATCGTCAAGGCGATGCTGGATGCTGGGATCTACCTGCAGGCTGCCCGCAAGGTGATGAGTGTGATCCACGCCTACCCGGACCTCGACTTCACCAACCTCACGCTGGTGATGTCCGAGGACACGGTGCGACTGTGCGACCAGTCCGAGCTGGTCGAGATCGTGCGCACCGAGCAGACGATGATCAACGTGCTCCCGCTCGGCGGGATCATGGAGGGTCTCGACAACGCTCTGCACGATCGTGTACTCGTGGACGTTGCACATCGTTGAATGATGCTGCTATCATTGGCAGCATGACCACCACGACGATCACGGTTCGCTCCGAGCGGACCTTCAACGGCCACGGCACCCTGCGCCCGTTCTCCACGAAGTACTTCTTCGCCAACCCCTACTTCTTCGCCAACCCCAACTTCGACGCCGAGGCTCCCCGCCTCCTCGACCAGGCGTTCAACCCCGCCGCCGTTCGTGAGTTCGGTGGCTGCAGCCGGGACGCCGCCCTTGCCCTCATCCGCAAGGTCTACGCCGGGAACGGCACCATCACGGTCGCCTGGGATGACCGTGGCCCGCAGGCCGTCCGCACCTACGAGGTGAAGTGATGGCCACCCAGCGCACCCAGGCCCAGGCGCCCGACGGGTTCCGCTACGTCACGGCCACCCGTGAGGAGAACGCCGAGTGGCGTGCCAAGCACAAGCGCCACACGTCGCAGTACAGGCTCGTGTGCACCGCATGCGGCAAGCGCATTTGGGGCTCGGGGCTCGGCATCGGCGCCCACCGCCGTGCCTGCCCCGGCCACCCGGTCGAGGTGGCGCCGGTCGCCGTCGAGGTGACCAGTGCGCAGATCTGGAACGTGCTGCTGGCCATCGAGGCCATCGACCCCGAGCTGACGAACGCAGCCTGCCGGTCAGCGTTCGACACGCTGTCGGCGGAGCACGCACGCCTGCGTCTCACGGTCGAGGTGGCGTCATGAGCGACGTCGCCACCCGCCCGCTGTACGAGATCGCCGCCGAGATCACCGCCGACTGGAAGCCGGTGTGGTTCGGTGCGGTGCCCTACGTCGAGGCGATGGGCTGCCTCACCTCGCTCGACCAGATGTACGGCATGGAGTCCGGGCGCATCATCGTGAGCTACTTCCTCAGCAACGCCAAGCTCTGGCGTGGGGACGTGGCCAAGCGTGTCAAGCGTGAGCTGCGAGCGCTGCTCGATGACTGAGAATCTCTCAACGACGTTGCGTGATGGCGATGTGCCTGCTACCATCACTGGTGTGACCACCACCTACAACGGCTACCCGCTCGGCTCGATGCGCCTCGGCGTGAACGAGATCGCCGACCCGATCGACCGCATCCTGCACCGCCTGATCAGGATCTCCAACAACGCCAACCAGTCGCTGGCGACCGCTGAGGCTCGCAACGCCGAGTGCCCGTGCATGCGCCACGGCAACACGGTCCACAAGCTCAGCAAGGAGGCTGCCGCCAGCCTCGCCGAGCTGGAGGCTCTGCAGCTGATCGTGGGTGCGAAGTGAGCACCACCTGGACGCCCGTCTGCGGCACCTGCTACGACACGCACACGATCGACCAGGGCGGCGCCGAGATCGCCTGCCCCGACTGCGCCAGCCACGGCGTCATCACGATCAAGGTCAGCAAGCTCAGCCACGGGCTCGGCGGCTACGGCGACCGGTACGAGACCTCCACGGTGTGGACCGACGGCTCGATCACGTTCGTCGGCACGCCCGGCCAGATCGCTGCCGACGTGCGTCGGGTGCGTGCGATCGCCGAGGGCGCTGCTCGCCTCAACGGCCGCAAGGGCCGCAACGCCTACAGCTCGTGGGCCATCTCCATCCAGAAGCACGTTCTCAACGCATTGCGCAACGACGTTGCGTGATGCTGGGTACGCTGCTACCATCACTACCATGACCACCTACACCACCGCCGACTTCGACAACCGCCGTTGCGACACCTCGCTCGTCGGCCCCGAGGGCCAGCGTCGCCTGTGCCTGGCGCTCCCGGTCGCTGGCAGCAGCACCGACCAGACCGGCATCTTCCACGGCATCTGCGCCGTCGGCCACGACTTCGAGCTGGACCTGCGGGACTGACCGCCACTTCGCCTGACCAACCACCACCACCAAGGAACCACCACCACCATGAGCACCATCATCAACAGGACCGGCGAGCGCATCGCCGACGTCCGCTCCGACGCCGAGGCCGTTCGCTGGTTCCTCGACAACGGTCGCAAGGGCGATCGCCTCGAAGACACGGGCGAGCCGCTCGCTGACATCGCCGCTCTCATCTTCGAGGACGCCGAGTTCCACTACGACGGCAACGGCAAGGTCGTCACCACGGTGCACCCGTCATGAGCACCCACACCACCGAGGTCGTCGTGCCCACCGGCACGCCGGTCACGAACACCGACGAGTTCCAGGCCCGTTGCTCGTGTGGCTGGCACGGCACCATCTGGCAGAGCCGCAGTCTCGCTCAGGCGAGCGCCAACGGCCACTACGTCTTCCCCGAGATGGTGGTGAAGTCATGCAATTGGGTGCGCAACAACGGCGTCGTCTGTGAGCGTCCGACCTGGCTCGGCTACGAGCAGTGTCGGGCGCACCTCGACAGTGGTGAGGTGCAGTCATGAAGTACACCAACTACACCAACATGGACGCTCGGTTCATGCGTACGTACGAGCCGGGCGACCGGCTGGTGCGTGGGTGGCAGGGCGAGCTGGACGACATCTGGCTCACCAACGAGAGCCTCACCGGTCTCGCCGAGATCGTGTACGGCATCCACAACCGTGACGATCGCCCCGACGGTCGCATGTGCCCGAGCATGAGCGTCGGCGACGTCGTGGTCATCGGCGAGGTGGCACTCAGTGTCGACCTCGCCGGGTTCAAGGTCGTGCAGCTCGACGCCAACGACATCCTGCCCACCACCTACCTGGAGACCGTCCGATGAACAAGCAAGAGGCACTGGCCTACATCGAGAGCGGCGCCGAGGCCACCAAGGCCAACAACGACGCCGAGGTGCGTCATGGCTGGGCTGTACGCCTGCTCGGCTACGGCTACCGCCCACCGAGCAAGCTCTCGACCTTCTACCGCTGGAAGACTCGTGAGGAGTGGGACGTGCTGCGCACCGACGGCGCCAAGGGCGTGCTCGTGCACAACATCCGCTACAACCACTTCGAGGTGGTGCCGCTGCGCATGCTCTTCCCAACCACGGTGGAGCAGGCCAAGGCCGACTACGAAGCGTGGAAGAAGCGCTCTCGACGTGAGCGTCGTGAGCGTGAGGCCAAGTACGAGCGTGACAAGGCGGACGCTGCCGTGCTCACCGAGCAGCTCGGAGGCTCAGTCAACGAGCGCTACGGCACGACGACGATCGTGCTCACCATCGACCAGGCCCGTGAGCTTGTCGAAGAGCTGGCCCACCTTCGTGCCTCACGCAACATCGTTGTAGGATCGACGCTATGAGCCAGCCAGAGGCCACCACAGAGCCCGTAGAGGCACGCAACGACGTGGATGCGGCAACGACAGCCCACAATCAACAGGGGGCCATACAGCGGCCTCTCGGCGCCATCCGGCAGCGGTGGGACACCGAGGTGTCACAGATCGAGGTGCGAGGCAACGAGGCGGCCAACCGTCGCCATGTCGCAGCCACCACCGTGGCCCGCTGGCCCGAGTGCAAGCTCGTGCTGAGCGTGTACTCGGCAGGCGTGCGTGGCCCGCACGGCTACGTGGTCTGGAACGTCGAGTGGGTGGCTACCTGGACCGAGGCCGAGTCGTGAGGAAGTTCCCACCATTCACCGATGCCGATGCCGACGCCCTCGTGCGTCAGCTCCACCTCGCCGTCGACAACATCAAGATCGTTGACGAGCTGATCGACATCCTCGAAGTCGGTGACAACTTCCTCAGTGACGACGTCACCCGCAACGGTGAGCTGACGGTGAGCAACGATCTCTCACTCGATGCCGATCAGACCAGGATCGTGGCCGTCTTCACCATCGCCCGGGCCCATGGCTGGATCCACAAGATCAAGACGGTCAAGTCACAGAACCCACGGCGCAAGTCGTCGCAGGCATCGCTCAACGAGGTGATGCCTCGTGGTCGTGAGGTCGCACCAACACTGCGTGCTGCCATGGAGCGGTACCGCAAGGAGCTGAGCTGATGACCGACACCACCGAGACGCACGAGCTGCCCCACGGTGACACCGAGTACGTCATCGAATGCGCTCGTGGCATCGTCACCAACGAGCTGATGATCGCCGACCTGAGCGACAGCTCGTGGCAGATGTCGCTGGCGCTGATGATCGAGAAGCTCGCCGAGATCCCCAACCTCGGGCTCGTGCTCGTGCCGCTGCTACCGCACGCACACCTGCACTGGATCAACGGCACGGCGCCCGGCATGACGATGCAGTGCCAGCTCGTGGCCGTCGAGGACATCGACGCACTGCGCAGCGAGACCGAACGAATGTTCGCTGCGCTCCACCCCAACGAACCCCCCATCAAGAAGGACAACGACGATGAGCAAGACGACTGACCGACACACGAAGGGTCCGGGCCCGTGGTGCGGCACGCCTGGTGGCTACAGCAACCACGCCTGCAAGTGCGACGCCTGCAAGGAGGCGTGGCGTCTGGCCCGCCTCGACTACATGGCTCGCAACCCTCACCAACGTGAGGCCCACCGGGCCCGCAACCGCACCTACCAACCTGAGGAGGTGACGGCATGATGATCGTGGCCGTGCCCTACTACGCCATCCCACGCAACGATGCTGACGAGGACGAGCGCCAGGACGAGCAGTTCAGCTACCTCGTGGGCAAGGCCATGCGCTGGTGGCCCGAGCACCTCAACATGGACGAGCTTGACTTCGCCAAGGGCGCCTCGGCACTGCGCTCACTGGCCCAGGGCGATGCGATCAGCGAGGGTCGACTGCAGCTCGCCATCGGCTACCTGATCGACGCCATCGCCTTCTACAACCAGAGCGAGTGGGAGCCGTGGGCTGGCCGCAACACCATGGCCCGTGATGAGCTACAGGCCGTGTTCGATGAGATCAACATCTACGCCACCGAGGAGGTGACAGCATGAACGAGGATCTCGAAGACGACACCTGCGCCGTGTGCAACGGCACTGGTGTGATCATGGACGAGGACGGTGACGAGCAGGAGTGTGATGACTGCCTCGGCACTGGAGTGATCACATGAAGTTCAAGGTCACCATCGCCAGCCAGCCGCTCGGCAACAGCAAGGGCCGCAACGGTGAGGACGTGTACGCCGCCTACGTGTCACTGGCTGGCGTGCAGGTGTACAGCACCGCTGTGTCATCACCGGGCGGGCCCACGGCCCACGAGGAGATGCGCCACGAGGTGATGCGTGGCTTCGCCAACGAGCTGCACGACGTGCTTGCCGAGCACACGCTGTGACCGACAGCGAGATCAACGACTACCTCCGGGCCCATGCCCGGTACGAGCTGGCCAAGATGAACTTCGAGGCCATGAGCATGCACGAGGTGGCCATCGTCGCTGTCATCGATGAGCGTCGTGAAGCTCGTGCTGAGTTCAGGCGTGCGTGTGAGTGGGTGGTGGGGCGATGACCCAGGACCACGAGCCGCCCGCCAACATCGACCAACGACCGTGCTGCCACCGCTGGCGTGCACCACGGCGTGAAGCACCGACCACCGACGTCGAGCACGTCTGCATGCGCCCGGTCGCCGACGGCACACACATGGGCGTGCACATCTGCACCTGCGGTGCGGTGACCACGTACTCAGGAGATCGACCGTGAACTGCCCACTGTGCGAGGAGCCGATCGAGCTGGGTGAGGTACGGCGCAACGAGCTGCCTCCCTCGATCACGCTGTACACCCCGGAGGGACCACGCCAGGCCCACCGTGAGTGCATGCTGCGTGAGGTGATGGGTGGCATCGGCCACCACATCGCCCACGAGTACTGCTGCACCCAGCTCAACGATCCCGACGCCGGTCTCACCCGTCGACAGTCGGGGCTGCTGGTCGACGCCTACCTACGTGTGGTAGGACTCGACAACGCTGTGCAAAGATCAGTGATCCCATCACCCAACGAGGAACCACCATGCCACCCAAGCGCCCCAACCTGACACGAGAGCAACGAGAGGAGCAGGCCGAGCAGTTCGCACGCTGCCGCACACTGCGCCACGCCTGGGAGCCGATCGGTGGTGGCCAGCGCAAGCCGTTGTTCGGTGACCTCGTGACCTACCGCTGCCTGTTCTGTGGTGGGCTGCGCTACGACAAGGTGTCACGCATCACGGGCGATCGCCTGGCCACGCCGCAGTACGACATGCCCGAGGGCTACCGCTCCGAGCTGCGCCACGACGGCAAGTGGTGGCGTGCCGCCTACCTGGAGACGATCACTGACAAGCTGGTCAGCAGTCACGACAACGTCACCCCGATCAAGAAGGACAAGGCGTCATGAGCAAGGACACGATGACGATCTCCACCCAGCTGACCGTGGTCACCTGTTGGTGCGGGATGACGTACGCCATCCCCCAGGCGATCTACGACCACATGCTCCACAAGCGCAACAACAACGAGCGCCAGTCCGACACGTACTGCCCGCTCGGTCACATCTGGATCATCACCGGCAAGAGCGACCTCGACAAGGAGCGTGAGCGTGCCGAGCGCCTGGCCCGCCAGCTCGCCAACGCCGAGGAGGATGCACGCTCCGAGCGTGCCAGCCACATCGCCACCAAGGGCCAGCTCACCCGGGCCCGCAAGCGTGCCGATCGAGGCGTGTGCCAGCACTGCAAGCGCTCGTTCGTCAACGTCGCACGCCACGTCGAGACGTGCCACCCCGACAAGATCGAGGGACAGCAGAGGCTGCTGCCGTGATCGACACCACCGTCACCAAGCGCCCCGACGCCAAGGGCGTCAACCCGTACTGCGCCGACGACAACCACGGTCTCTACGTGGGCTGCGTTGCTGGCATCGCCTGGCGCAACGGTCTGCTGCTGGACTTCGTTGACGACGAGGACGGCGTGCACACCGACCGCCTGGTGCTGCACCTCACACCCGAGGTCACGATCACGTTCATCGTGCCACCACCACCCCCCGACTGGAAGCTCACCGACTGGCTGCCTGACTGATGGTGCACGAGGCACCGTGGGACCACCACACCTCGTGGTCGATGTGCCCGCACTGCGGTGAGCTGCACGACGGCGCCGCCGCCATGACCAGTGACCATCCACCCACCGAGGGTGACGTGGGCATCTGCTTCGAGTGCGGTGGGTGGACCGTGTTCCAGGCCGACGGCTCACGCCGCATCCCAACGCCCGAAGAGCAGGCCGAGATCGACGCCGACCCCAGGACGCAGCACACCCTGGAGATGTACTGGAAGTTCCGCCGCATGCACCCCGAGCGCTGGCCAACCTGATGGCGATGAACCAGCACGAGCGTGCCTGGATCCTCGCCATCCTCGCCCACCATGGGCACAACGAGATCAACGCCTGTCGCATCATGCGACTGATGGACGCCGAGTCCGACGCCAACCTGGAGGCCCGCAAATGGAAGAGCACCGACAGTTCGACGCCACCGTCGAGGAGTACGAGCGATGGAACAACGGCCAGTACAGCCACGCCGAGCACGTAGCCCACGTACGTGAGGTGGTGGTGGCAGGCCAACGCCTACTGCACGCCCTCGGTGTCGAGCAGGTAGCAGTGCACTTCGGCAACGATGTACCAACCGCTCCACCCAACGCCTCGCTCGAAGAGGCAGCACTGTGGGCGCTCAACTACTTCGAGGGCATCGACCGCACCAACGCCCAGGTGCACTGTGCGCCAGTGAGATACAGCCCCATCACCTTCCGCCTGGCCCTCGCACTACGTGACGCCTGGCCACTCGATCAGGTCATCACCGAGTCCATGGCAGCAGTGCTCAACCACGTCGGCGCCTACCAACCCGACCCCGGCCGATGAGCATCCTCGACAAGCTGCGCACGAGGTACAAGGTGTGGTGCCGTGTGTGCGGGCACATGAACAGCGACATGGCCCTGGTGCACGAGGTGATGGAGGAGGCCGCCCAGGAGATCAAGCGACTCACCAAGCGCCTCGATGACATCCAGCTCGCCTACGTAGCTGCCACCAACCCAGGCATCGACATGGAGCAGGTGAAGCGCACACGTACGTGCGGGCCCGCCTGCTCAGAGGCTCACACGTACATCAAGCCGTGCGTACTGGACGGCGATGCTCAGGTACTCGCTGCTGCACGAGCATCGAACCGTGAGTGGGCCCGGGCCCAGGAGCAGCGTGCCTACGACGCCATGCGATCACCCGACGCATGAGCTACCTACTGCTCTTCCTCGGTGGCGTGATCATCGGCTACCTGCTCGCCCGGTACGTACTGACCCGCCGCCGTCACTACACACCGCACCTCGACTTCTACCCCGCCGCCCTCCGAGACGTTGACATCGAGGGACGCAACGATCCTTGAAGTAGGTGTGAGAGCACTACCACCAACCACGGTGTCGATCCTCGTGGACCATGACACGTACTACCTCGACGCCAACATCGACGGCGCCGACTACGAGCTGGGCGCCTACCCGAACGCCACCCAAGCTGGAGCCGCCATGGTGAGATGGCTCTCTGCTCGTGGCCTCACCACTGCACTGGGTTCAGGCCGCCGACTCCACGCCGCACTCAATCACTGCGTGGTCACGTTCGACATAGTGCGCCAGGGCGGCGCCTACCTAAGTGATGCATGCACTGCATAGACAGCTACTGCTGAGCACACACATACACACGCACCGCTGCTACGTAGCAGGTAGAGCATAGAGTCAATTCAACGTCGTTGTAGTACTGATACAACACTGCTGCGGTAGCAAGTAGCGAGACAATGCGTGGGCGTGGCACAGCAGCCGCAGGTAGCCCTCGCTGCCGCTCGGCCCACAGCGCCTCATACCGGCTCACAGCTACCGCTGTGCGCCATCACCCCTGCTCACAGCGCTGTACTGGCTCCGCCAGTACAACGATGTTGCGCAATTAGAGACTATGGGCGTAGCCCATCGTCGCTAATTAGCTACTAACGGCTGCGCCGTTACTAGCTAATTACGTAGCTCGGCGCTGCGTAGCAGCTCCGAGTTACGTTGACAACGTGCAACGACGTTGCACATGTCACACCCTCTGGAGGTTGCTTGCGGCTACGCCGCACGCTACCGCCGGAGGCGTGCGTGGAGGGGTGCGGAGCACCCCCCCACCATTAAGTCGAGGGCGACGCAGGAGCCTTCGGCTGGAGGTACGCACATTCCCAGCCGACACCTAATTAGCGCCATACCACGATCTAACTAGTACCGAGACGTTCAAGGACGTTGTAGTGTTAGCGTGTCTTCGTGATCGAAGCGGAGTGGTTCGGCGGGCCGCATGACGGCGAGGTGTTGGCGCTGTGCGGTACCGCTTACTTCCCCGTGGAGACGGTGTTCGAGCCAGCTACCGATTGGGGCGTCGAGGGCGAGGGGTTGGCGCCGAGCTTCCACGTCAAGTGGGTGAAGCCGGAGTTGCGTGATGGGCGTTGGCTGTTGGTGTGGCGGGAGTGAGCTTGCTCGGCGTGCAACGACGTTGTAGTGTTGCGTTCGACGGAGGGGTCTCGACTGGGTTGGCGCCTGGTCGTCCGGTTCCCTTCCGTCCCAACTAGGTGGCTGGCGATTAGGCGGCGACGTCGAACCCGCCAGCCACCGCCTAGTTGATGATCTCGATGGCCAGGGCGACTGCTACCCCTGCTGCGGTGAGCCAGAGGGCTGCGACGAAGGCGATCTCCCACCAGGCGTGGTTGGGCTCCCTGGGCTCGTCGTAGTCGTGGGCGCCGTCGTAGGGCGGTTGGCGGTAACGGGGGATGCCGTGGGACTCCAGTAGGTCATCGAGATCGTCGTCCACGGGCAACAGTGTTGCCGATCAGCTCTGTGGGGGCGTGGCTCTCAGCTCGTCGCCGAGATCGCAGAACAGCGAGTGCGTGATCAGGTCGTCGGGGTCGTCCTCGTACACACGGGCGATCACGCCGTCGTAGAAGTAGGACATCATGAACGTGCCGACCCGCCAGCGACCGTGACCGCCGTTGCGGTCGTTGGCCTTGCGGAACCAGCAGCGATCGCCGTTGTTGAGGGTGCTTCCCACCCACTCGCTCTCGTTGCAGCGGTAGCCGTCACGGAACGGCCCGATGAAGTCGGGCGGGTAGGCGGTGAGGCGGTCGCTCACTGGCGTGGCTCGGGCTTCCAGCCCGGTGCGGGCCCACGGGCCTCCTCCTGCCAGTCCGACGGCTGGGCGAGCGTCTCCGGTGACGGGAAGCGCAGCAGCCCCTCACGGAGCAGCGACTCGGCGTGCGAGCGTGCCTGGTCGTTGCGGATCGCATCGTCGGCGATGATGCGGGTGATCGGCACCAGCACACGTACGAACGTGTCGATGGTGGCGTGGAACTCGGCGCTGGTCTGGTAGAGCCGTGGGTAGACGGGGTCGAGATCGAGCACCGCCTCCAGCAGGCGTCGGTGGGCGCTCACAGCCGGTCCCCGAGCACCCACTCGTCGGCCTCTTCGTCCCACACCAGCACGAACCGCCCGTACACGCCGAGATCCTCTTCGGACCACTCCACCGAGCAGTCGAGCAACGACCCGTCAAGACGCTCGCTCAGCGGGTGCTGGATGATCCACTTGCCGGGGGTGAGGTTGATGATGTGCTCGTTGGCGTGCAGGCGCTGGCTCTCGGTGTACTCATGCACGTTGGCGTCGTCGGTGTCGAGGCGCTGCTGGGTCGCCAGCGGTAGATCTACGGGCAGGTTGCCCTTGTCGATCAGATCCTCGACGTGGTCGGCCAGGATGGCGAACAGCAGCGCCACGTCGGCGTGCAGCTTCCACAGGTGCGGCACCGTGTCGAGCAGGCCCGGGTTGGTGGCGGTGTGGAGCACCGTGGCCTCCAACTCGGCGTTCTTGGCCCTCAGCAGGCGCACTGCCCGCTCCGGTGTCAGCTTCTCGTCCGCTGGCAACCACCCATCATCCCTGTCAGCCATGGTCGGCCTCGTTCATCCGCCGGAGGCTCTCTTCGACCGTCAGTGCCCACATCGGCACGAAGTCGCAGTCGGAGGGGTTGTGGCACGACCGCCCAGCCTGCTCGTGGTAGATGCAGTGCCAGCCGACGAGGCGGTACTCGGGCGATGGCGGCTCGGTGACGAGCTTGCGGTCGAATCCCTGGCGCTTGACCAGTTGGTCGCTCATGGTTGTTCCTTCATCTCGATGATCTCGACCGGTGTGACGAGACCGAACTGACTGGCGATCCCGTCCATCATCTGCAGGAGCGCTTGGTGCTCTTCCTCGGGCAGCTCGTCCAGCCGCCGTTTCAGCCACGCCGGGATCACCAACGTGGCTTGGCGTGGAGCTTGGTTGCGGTACAGCTCCAGCGACTTGCGGATGTCCACGGTGCCGATGTTGATCGGGCCGGAGTCCATCACCGAGCGCTCACCCGGTAGGAAGGCGTGCTCGGGCCAGTCGACTCGGTCCTCGGCGATCCCCTGACCGTGCGTCGAGCGCTGACCGGACATCTCGATGTAGACGTCGTCGTCGCTCACAGGTATCTCCTCACTTCGGCTTCTTGGGCGGGCGTGGGCGGCAGGATCGGGAAGTCGCCGCCGATCTCCATGGCGTGCGGAGCGCAGATCGTGCACACGAACTCCAGCATCTCGGCGATCTCCATCGAGGCCGGGCTCACCCACACCTCTTCGCCGCAGGCGTAGCAGTCTCTACGTACGGACCCGGGCACTGCGGGGGCGTGGTCCGACGACGGCAGGCAGACCAGGCGCACGACGGGGTCATGCATCGTGCCTCTCCTTGTGGCGGGCCAACGCAGCGTCTGACCTCTCCTTCACTTCATCCCAGCGGCTCTCTTCGATGCCCCTCGCCGCCTTGTAGCGGGCCATCGCCTCGGCCGCCTGCACAGGCGGGCGCCCGTACTTGATCCAGATGCCGAGTGCGAGCGCCAGCTCGTCGGCCAGCGCCCTCTCGATAGAGGTCTGCTCCCGTTCTTGCTCCAACAGCAACTCGATCCGATCTCTGGCGTCGCTGAGTACGTCCTCTAGTAGGTCACTCGTCGTCATAGTCCTCGTCCTTGCTCTTGCCGCCCTGCTCGAACCAGACACCGAACGCCAGGGCGATCACCATGATCACGATGAAGACGCCGAAGGCTGCCAGGGCGTCACCGAAGTTGATCCCGAAGGGCATCACGTCACCCACTCAACGAGGTACAGCGTCACGGCCAGCCGTAGCACCGCTCCGGCGTGGCGGTCGTAGAAGCCTCTGCACACCGGCTCGATCGCCTGTCCCTGATACAGGTGATGGTGGCACACGATTGAACCGACCTCGTCGGCAGTTGCGTCGGCCACCATCTGGTTGCGGCGCTCGGTGCCGACCGGCGAGCGTGGTCCGAAGATGCACGTACTGCACTGCGTCTTGCGGATGTGCACCCTGTCGTTGACGAAGATCTTGTGGCGGCGCTTGCTCACTCGATGACCTCGCTGGTGCGCCACTTGCCGCTGGTGGGCTTGAACCGGATCCAGGCAACGCCGTTGATGCACAGCCAGATCCGGCCGTCGAAGGACACCTGCACGCCTACCGTGCAGTGCTGCAGGTCGATCTGGTCGATCTGCGGCTGGTTCTCGACCGAGAGCTGCCCCTCGGCGTACTGCGGGCCGAAGTCGGTCACAGTGGGCGCACCTTTCCGATGTGGGTCCAGAACGTCTTGCCGCTGTGGCGGCGCAGCTCGATGTAGGCGGTGTGGCGGCGGTGGTAGGAGTCGGTGGGATCGTCGGACAGCTCGGGCTCGACCACGAAGTACGTGGCGCTCTTGGTGCCTGTCCAGCGCACCTCCTGGTCCTTCTGCAAGTTGTTCCAGAACGGCCACCACGGCGAGCGCTGGAGGGCTCTGCGCACCTCCTGCTCGGGCGTCGGCGGTGGTACCGGAGGGTGCATGCGCTGATACTCGACGTTGCACCACTGGCGCAGCGAGGTGACCGTTTCGGGGTTGACGATCTCGGACTCTTCGGCGGCGCCGAGGGCGAAGCGGAACAGCCCGATGATCTCCTCGATCTCCTCATCGTTGCCCATCAGCGTCCACAGCTCGACGCCACTCACTCGCCCAACCTCCGCAGCGTCTCGGCGTGCTCGTCCAGCGTCTCTCGGACCATCGCCTGGCGCTCGCCCTTCCAGGCTCGGTAGCGAGCCATCACCCGCACCACCTCGGGATGCTCCGCCAGATCGTGGCCGATGATGTTCTCCCAGCCGACGACCATGCTCGCCAGCACGAAGGCGAGGTCATCGACCAGCGGAGTGTCCTGACGCTCGCCGGTACGGCTGTTGGTAGGCCGCAGGTCGTCGGCCATCAGAACTCCTCGTTGGGGTCTTCGGACTCCACGAACACCGCACGGTGCTCATCCGGCTTGCAGTAGTCCTGCCTGCCGTCATCGATGTAGCCGTAGGGATTGAGCGTGTTGTCGTGGATGCCGCCGACCTTGTCGCACCACACGTAGCCAGGGTTGAGCACCTTGTACACCTTGGGCGGCTTCGGGGGCTTGGGCGGGTGCGCTCTCCAGTTGTCCTGTATGTGCAAGCCCTTGGCACCGAAGACCCGCCCGGTGTGCGGGTTGCATGGCCCACCCTGCTTGGTGGTGCACTTGACCCCCACGGCCGCTGCGCACCGTGGACAAGCGATGGTCAGCGGATCGGGCCACTCCGGGTTCGGCATCATGCCTCAATCCTACAATGACGTTGAACGATCAGCAAGCACACGGCGCAGATCCTGCACCAACTCCATGCGGTGGAGCATGATCTTGGTGTCGAGGCGCTCGTACTCGGTCAGCAGCCCCTCGGAGACGCCCAAACGGCTCATCTTCTGGAGCAGATCACGAGCTTCACGCTCCATCAGGATGATTTCGACCCTCTTCGAGGCCGTGTCGTTGAAAATCATCGCCTCAGAGCCCTCATCTGGCCATTCTAGGGTCGTGAAACGACCTTGTAGAGCACGAAAGCCCCCCGAAGGGGGCTCTCGGCTCACTCCCTGGGCGGGTGGTTTCAGGGGGCGACGTTGAACGTCCTCAGCACGGTCTCCAGATCCGTTGCGTTGGCCGTTTGGACCTGCAAGATCGCCGTGAAGGCGTGGTCGGCCGGGCTGGCGACGACCATGTTCCACACCATGTGCTGTGGGCCGCAGTCGGTACCCACCTGCACGACGCCGACGAACACCGGATCGTCGTACTCCTTGACCTCGATGGTCGCACAGCCCGCCGTGAGCCCGTAGGGGCCGACGTACGTGAGTGGATCCTCGGCGTACGGCACGGTGAAGAAGGCCACGCCCGCCATGTCGAACGTCGTGTAGAACATCTCGATGTTCGGCGAGGCCACGATCGAGGGACGGCCCTCATCGACGGTCCCTTCCTCGGGGATGAACGGCGCTGTGTTCCGATCCGTCCAGATATCCGGCACGGCGATGACGATGGTGTGTGAGTCATCGATGAGCGGGGTGTAGCCCGGCGGGATCGGGATGGTGGTGGTGGGTCCGGTGGGCACGGTCGTTGTTGGTTGAGTTGGCAGCGTCGTGTTGGTCGCCCCCGCTGCAGTGGTCGAAGTCACTGCAGCGGGGACGGTGGGTGGCGGCGCCGTCGTCGGAGCGGGTGCCGATGCCAGCACCGCCACGCCAGTCAGGGCAAGGAGCCCGTGGATCATGATCATGTCAGTTCTCTCCGTCAGCACGTCAGGGGGAGGATCATCCCGGGCTCGAAGCCGGGTGGGAGTGAGACCGCCACTGTGGGGTCAGGTGCCAGCGTCGTCGGGGGCGCCGGGCAGGTCGTGGAAGTCACGGTGGACGCCAACGTCGTTGGAGGTGCCGTCGGGTCCACCGTGACGATCGTGGTGGTCGAGGTGACCACCGTCGTTGGCGTGACGATAGTCGTCGTCGTACCGGGAGGATCAGCCGGTGGCTGCGTCGTCGTTGTCGGCGGTGCCAGGCAGTCGATGTCGTCGGCGTTGATCCGCTGGCACATCACCACCTGAGCGGTGCTGCCCGCATCAGCGTCGCCGGTACCGATGATGTTCCCGGCCTCGTCCAGAGCGAGCACCTGCACGGCGTCGCCGCTCTGCACTCCGTTGACCTCGTTGCCCTGGTTCACGACGCTCTGCGTGGTGTTGTTGCCCGTGTTGGCGTTGGCGAGCCCGAGCGAGATGATCACCGTCACCTGACGCATGTTGGCCTGCGCTCCGGTGGACGAGGTGGTCGTCGTGTCGAGACCCTCGAAGCTTGCATCGAGGCGCAGCAGCACGCCCTGGAACGGCACGTCGATCCCTCGGCTGACGGCGTCCATCGTGGCGCCGTTGGCGGAGTCGTGCACGAGGGCGAGCATCTCGGCCATGAAGGCCGCCATCATCACGATCGATGAGGCGTCGTCGGCTGAGAGGGTCTGGATGCCCCCACCCAAGACGTTCCCTCCGGTGTTAGCTGCAGCGGCTCCCATGTTGGCCACGAGGACGTTCTGCACGATGTCCACCACACCGTCGCCCGATGAAGCCGCAAGAGCAACCTGGCGAACGAACGTGTCGCTGTCGTTACCCACTGCGGTGGCGTCTCCGGTGTTGATGGAACCGGCCGCTGGGCCGTACCCGTACGACTGCAGCAACGCCGGGAGGAGCATGGCGAAGAGATCCTGGGCGTACTCGTTGTCGTCGGTCGGGTCGGCGGAGAGAAGTCCACCAGCTACTCCTGAAATGTCGTTGATGCCTGAGTTAGCCAGAGCAAAGCCGACGTTGAGAACGGTGGCTCGCTGGGTGACGTTGAGGGTGGCGGTGTCTTCGCCGAGCAGCTCGGCGTACTGGTCGATGTTCGTCGTGGAGAGGTTGCCGGTCGCTGCTGCGTCACCAGCCCCAATGGCACCACCAGAGCCGCCAGTCGCTCCAGCACCCGATACACCATTGAGCCCTGTGTTCGCCGTACCCAGCCCCATCCAGAGGCTGATGGCGAGCTGACCTGCGTGGGCGTCCGTGTCTTCATCGCCGGTCTCCCTCGCCGCCTGGGTGATGTACTGCTCGATGTCGAGGCCGGTGGCGTTCGCATCGCCCGTGGTCACTCCGGCGGTGAGCCCTGCTCCCCCTGGCGTGCTCGACACGCCGTTGAAGCCGGAGTTGGCCAGTGCCACCCCAACATTGATGATGAGGGCGACCTGGATGACGTTGGCGACGGCTTGGTCCTGCAGCGTGATGTCAGCGCCCTGAGTGACGACATTGGCGTCCTGAGAACCGACAGCATCGGCGCTCCCAGTAGCAACGTCAGCAGGCAGCTGTCCCCCGCCGGGCTGGCCTGAGTTGTCGACCTCACTGTTGCCTCCCGTGTTGGCGTTGGCCACCACGGTGGCCGTGACCACAGACTGCTGTTCCTGGTTGACCTGATTCGGGTTCGAGGTCGATGTGAGAGCGACCTGATCCTCGATGGTGACCGTAGGCCCGCCAGCTGCCTGCTGAGGCGCTGCCGACGTGGCAGGATCGGTAGGCGGTGGCTCCGTCGGAGCCGTCGGGGCCACCGTCTCGGGATCGGTGATGATCACCTGGATGGTGGTCGGCGCTTCGGTCGCCGGAGATGTGGTTGGAGCCTCCGTGGGATCCGGGGCTGCCGTCGTGGGCGCCGGGGTCTCGACCGGGGGGGTCTCCGGTGGAGTACTGGCGTCCACCATCGCCGCACTGAGTGAGGTCAGTGCTCCTGCCAGGACGACTGCTGTCGCCCACTTCATCCGCCGCATTGTTCCCGCCTTCTATCCGTTCGTAGGTACAGAGGGGGCGGACCAGCTGCAGCCAGTCCGCCCCCAGGTTCCCCTCTGACTCCTCGGAGGGGGAAGGTGCTCAGCCTGCGTCGCCCGTGGCCGCAGCCGTGTCGGAGGACGTGTTGTTCTGCGTCTGAGCAACGGTCAGGGTGGCGCTGTTGGTCGCCGTCGCCGCCCCGGTCGTGATGTTGTTGGACGCCGTCGAGGCGTTGGTGCCGGTGTTGGTGTTGGCCGCCGTCGACCCACCACCGCCGCCGCCAGTCGACTCGGTACCGCCCGAGTCGCTCGCCGCCGCCGCACCCGAACCACCCGACGCCGACGACGTGGAGTCGCTGGACGAGTCGCTCGCATGGGCGTCGCCGCCGTCGGCCTCGGAGTCGCTCTCCTGCGACGCCGAGTTGCTCTGGCTCACCGAGTTGGAGGCGCTGTTGCCGCCGCTGTTGCTCGATGCGTCCTGGCTGACGGCGATGTTCACGTCGGCGTCCTGGTGGACGCTGGACGAGGCATCGGCCTCCGCACCCGTCGGCGTGCTCGACGCCGCCGTGGCCCCACCAGCGCTGGAGGCCGACGTGGCCGCCCCGCCCGTGGCCGTGGCCGAGGTGGTGCTGGAGTTGGTCTGCGACTGGGTGACCCCGCCGCCGACCGTGTTGGTGGCCGTCGCTGCGCCAGCGGCGATCCCGTTGGTGGCGCCGCTCGTGTTCGAGCCGCCGTTGGTGTTGGGAGCCGAGGACGTGCCGCCCACGCCGCCGGTCGCCTTGACGCTGCCGGTCGAGTTGGCCGCAGCCGCACCCGTGCCGGAAGCCGAGGACACCTCGTCCTCGGAGCGATCGCTGGACGAGGCGTCGCCACCGTTGGCGTCGCTGTCGGCGTCCTGATCGGCGTCGTTGGACTGGCTCACCGAGTTGTACTCGACGTTGTCACCCGTGTTGGTGTACGCCTTCTGGCACAGCTCGATGGTCGCATCGGCGTCCTGGCTGACGTGGCTGTCCGAGTCCGCTTCGACGGTGGGGTCGTCGCTGCGCTCGTTGGCCGAAGCGGCCCCAGCCGAGGCCACGGTGAAGCCGACCGTGGCGAGAGTGGCGAGGACAACCCGCCGGGTCTTGGAACGAAGCATTATGCCTCCTGGTTCAGGGCGTTACCGCCGTTGGTGCGCCGATCGGCCAAGAGTGGAGTTGACCCGGTTACCCGCCGTCCCCGCCACACCGTTTCCTCTCGACTGGGGGGCACGGTAGCACAACATCTGATGCGGTGCCAGCGTTGAATGACTCCGTTGTTCAACGTCGTACCTTGTCGCATAACTGTAACATCCAGCCACGTTGGAGTCATTCAACGATGTGTCTAGACTCAGCCCCATGATTGCCACTGCACTCCTCCCCCTGATGTTCATCACCCCAGCGTCTGAGGATCCGACGCCGGTCGGCCCGGCCATCGTGGAACTCGTCATCGCCGACCCCGCTACGTCGGCGCCGCTCTGCGACGCCTACGGCGCCGTGATCAGCGCCATCGACGCCATGGGTCTCGGCTACGAGGGCTCCAGCACCTTCGTGGATGCGTCGGACGCCTATCTCATCGTCACGCTGGAGGGCGACTCCTTCCGCCTCGACAACGAGGCCCGTGACGTGTTCATCGACTGGCTGCATTCGGACTGCAGCTGATGGCCGGTCCCTACCGCCGGGGCACCCGCCGCACGAGGCTTGATTGGAAGGCGTACCTGGAGATCGCCTTCATCACGATCGTGGGGACGCTCGTACTCCTCTCGCTGGCCTCCCGATGACCGTCCACAGCGATATCCACATTCCTCACAGGGCGGTCCTAACTCGGAGATCTCCGAATTGGACAAGCGTCCCACAACGATGTGTAAGGTTCAACGATGGATCTTGACTCCCTGGCCGACTGGCTGGAGCGCCACCCTGAGATCGCCGAGGTCACGGTCACCGAGGTCATCACCACGATCACCGATCAGTACCCGGAGGATGACGATGTGGTCCGCAGCGAGCGCTGACGACAACACCATCGGGATGCTCGTGATAGCGGTCCTCGTGCTGGCCGCACTGCTGGTGGCCGACGTGGTCATCGAGATCGTGCGCATGCACGAGCGGCCCCCCAAAGATCGCCGCTGACGTTCAGTTCGTCGGCGCCGAGGTCACCGTCAACGGCGGGGCGGTGACCAACGCAGAAGCCCCCTACTCCCGGCGGGAGGAGCAGGGGGCTTCTGTGCTTCCCCCACCGGGAACGTAACAACGATGTTGCTAGACCGTCAAGTCACTCGTCGGGTTCGTACAGCTCCGCCAGCTCGGTGCTGGCGCTCTCCAGCGCCTCGGCGAGCCTGCCGACGATCGGGTACGCCGAGCTGGGCAGCGCCTCATCGAGATCGATGTGGCAGTGGATCATCGGCTGGCTGAGATCGAGTCGGTTCATACCGCTCAGTCTTGCTCACCGTACGGATACTCCCAGTCCGCCTCCGGCAGGTCGATGACGATCGAGACCTTCTCGGGCTCGCCGATCTCGTCATCGAACTGCCGGTCGATGCGGCAGCCACACCGACGGCACTGCTGGGGCGTGTTGTGCTCACGGGTCCGGTGGCCCGTGCAGGCACAGAGCCTCTGCGGTGTCGTGGTGTTGTGCATGTGTCTGCCGCCGTACTTGTGGCGATTGAAGATCACCGAGGAGCCCTGCTATTCAAGGCAGCTGAATGATACTCGGGTCAGCGTGTGGGTGGCAGCAGCTGTACGACTGTCGTCGTTGGCGGGAATGGGCCGTCGGGATTGGCGCAGGCGCTCGACTCCGGCGGGTAGGTGATGTCGGCCTCAGCCGTGGGGTTCACCGTGTAGGTCAGGTGGATGCCCTCACGGAGGAACTCGTCGCTCGGGTCACGGATCCAGAAGCCGTCGTCGGTGAGGATCCAGCCGGGCACGTCATCGATCGACCCGTCGGGATTGACCGCCGTGCCCGGGTAGAGCAGCTCGTAGTGCGCCCCAGGCTGGTACACCAGCGGCTGGGTGCTCACCACGTTGCCGTTGACGTCGCTCATCGTCAGCGTGCCGGTGACCCCGGCCAGCGACGGGAACGTGTTGCCGATGTCGATCACGATCGTCGGCACCTCGCTGCGGCAGACCGTCGTCGCCCCGGCGAGCGTGAACGTCTCAGGGAGCGTCGTCGTGGTGGACGATGCGGTCGTAGTGGTCACGGCGGTAGATGACGTTGTCGGGGCCGTAGACGTAGTCGTCGTCCCTGGGATCGTCGTCGTCGTCGTGGGCGTACCCTGCGTCGTCGTCGGAGCAACCGTCGTTGATGTCGTCACCTCCGTGGTCGTGGTTGTGGTCCGCTCGCAGCCCTCATCGATGAGCAACGGGCCAGCGGTTTCCGTCTCGTTACCGAGCGTGTAGGTCAGCAGAGCGATGTCACCATCGCCTGCGGGCCAGGGGATCACGACGGTGGTGTTCGACTGGAAGACGATCGGCACCGACGGTGAGCCCGTGCTGAACGAGAGCGTGCCCGTCTGACCGTCGAGGTCGGGCCGGTTGCCGAACGTGATCGAGATGGCCGGGCCACCGACCTCCGGCACACACGCCGGGAGCACGTTGAGCCCGAGCTGGCTACGAGGGATCGTCGTCGTGGAGCCAGGCGTAGTCGTCGTCGTCGTGGTTGAAGTAGGGCCGGTGGTTGTCGTGCTGCTCGATGTAGTCGAGGACGTCGATGGGACCGTCGTCGTGGTCACGGCTGTCGTGGTGGGTGCGACCGTCGTTGATGTCCCAGGCGCAGTCGTGGATGTCGTGGTCGACGTGGACGACGTGGTCGATGTGGACGATGTGCTCGTAGACGGGGCCGTCGTCGTGCTGGTGCTGCTGGTCGATGTTGATGTGGTCACCGCCGTTGTGGTGGTTGCCGCTCCGGTAGTCGTAGGGCCAGGGGGCTGGGTAGTGGTAGTCGAGGTGCTCGTCGTCGGGGCCACCGTCGTTGTGGACGTAGACGTGCTGGTAACCGGCACGGTGGAGGTCGTCGTTGAGGGAGCGGTGGTCGAAGACGTCGATGAGGTTGTTGTACCCGGTGTCGTGGTCGTCGTAGTCGTGGTTGTCGGCGGTGTCGGGATGCAGCCGAGGACGCTCGGCGGATCCTGGCCGATGTCGAAGGCGATCACCAGGGAGCGGCCCTGGCGGTCGGCGAAGAACGAGCCGATGGCCACCGGCCAATCGGGGATCGAGTGGACGTCGACCGAGATCGGGTTCTGACCGGTCTGGAGAACCTCATCGATCCCGGGTCGCCCGACGAACTTGCAGACCCACACCTTGTGGGTGACCTCAGTCGTCGTCGTCACCGCCGGGGAGGTGGTAGTCGTCGTATTCGATGAGGGGACCGTTGTCGATGACGTAGCAGTCGTCGTAGAGGTGGTAGTGGACGTGGGCGCTGCCGTGGTTGAGGTAGCGCCGACGGTGGTGGTGGTGTACGGAGGATGCGTCGTCGTCGGCGCTGCCGTGGTGGTCGTGTACTTCACGATGGTCGACGTCGACCCGAGGGTGTTGGGCGTGTGCGTCGTCGTCGGGTAGTTGTGCGGGTACGTCACCGGGGCGTGGGTCGTCGTCGGGATCTCCCGGGGCGTCGTGGTCGACGTCTCGTGACCGCCTCGAAAGCCACTGTCGGGCTCGTCGTGGAACGCCATCACGGGCCCACCGACTGCCACTGCCGCCGCCACTGCGACCGCCACCGCTACCCGCACCTTCATCGAAGCCTCCAAGAATCACACCGGATCGGCCCAAACTAGCCGGTCAGCCATTGGAGCGGACCCTACATGACTTGCCGTTGTTGTGCAATGGCATTGAAAGATGAGGTAGGATGCCCCACATGCAGGACTGGAACGTACCTCTCGATATCAGCCACCGGATCGCCCGGGAGATCCTGGGCAAGGTCCGCACCGACCTGATCGAGGTCCACGAGGCCAACGCCTCCTGGGAGCCCTCGTCCGTACCAGCCGACTGGCACCCCTCCCCCGACGACCACCTCCAGCCCCGGGCGTACGACATGCCGCTCCACGTCCTCGGTGACCGCTGGCTGCGGCCCAACCGGCGTGGAGATCAGGTGTTCTTCTACGACTACTGCCTACGGACTGGGAGGCGTGCAACCGCAAGGATGTATCCTTGAACAGACCGGGTCCATCTACAGGAGTATGAGCACGATGCCAGAAGCAACCAAGCCCGGCCCCGATTCGCAGCCGCTCGTCGGAGCGAGCGAGGCCGCTGAGATCATGAACGTCGAGCTGTCGACGTTCTCGCACCTTCGTCGGCGTGAAGAGCAGACCGAGGGTTCGAAGTTCCCCAAGCCGCTCGCAGTGCTGCGCTGCGGCCCGGTCTGGAAGACGGCCGACATCAAGCGGTTCGCAACCCGCTACGTGGCGCCTCGCCCCGGCCCCAAGCCCGCCGCCGCCCCGGCCACCCCGGCCAAGGCGACCAAGGCGACCAAGGCCACCAAGGCGGCGCCCAAGAACGCCGTCAAGGTGCTGTCGACGGTCAAGGCCAGCGACAAGGCCAACGGCAACGTCGTCAAGCTGAACGGCAAGCCGTCGGTCAAGAAGGTGGCGCCCCGCAAGGTCGTCGCCAAGAAGGTGCCCGCCACCGTCTAGCGTTCGGAGTGCGCTATGGCCTCGAACAGTGATCGCAGACATCTCTCCACGCCGGGGGATGGATCACGTCCGGGGCCATGGCTCCCGTTCAGCTCCACCCGGCTCAACGTCGCCCGCTACGACTCGGGCCTGAGCCAGGTCCACGTCATCTTCCGTGACGGCACGCCGTGGGTCTACGACCAAGTACCACGCAACGTGTGGCGCAACTTCCGGCGTGCCCCGTCGGCGGGTCGGTACATCAACAACGTGCTCAACGGCTACCCGTACTTCCAGGGCTCGTTCAGCTACTCCGGCCACCTCGACTCCAACGACGCTGAGGAAGGCGGGAGTGACGACGTCGAGCGTGAGCGCCAGGTGGTCGGCCAGCAGTTCCAGTGAACAAGGTCTGGCTGCACACCTACTGGATGGGCTGGGGACCGATCGCCCCGTCGGTCACCTCGATCAGCGCCAACCAGCCGAGGTTCCAGCGAGCGTGGATGCGCTCGGTCGCACCCCCCTACTACGAGGGCATCGGCATCGCCGTCCGTCTCGGCACCAACACCCTCCGCTTCGGGATCTGCCACCCGCTCGGCAGTGTCACCCGCCCCGACACCGACGATGCGATCATCGAGTCGGTGTTCGGCCGCCCTGTCGACAAGGAGCAAGAGGGACGATGGGATTCCGACGAGAGAAGCGCCTGACCGAGTACCCGGTGCACGAGGCCGTCGAGGTCTCGTACCAACGGTCGAAGGGGATGGACAAGCTCACGCTGCAGACGTGGTCGGAGGCGACCGCCGTCAACATCGACCGGCTACTCACTGAGTACCGCAAGGGCCAGGCCAACGCCGCCATCGAGGCCCACCACCAAGCGCTCCAGCTGGTGGGCATGACCAGGGCCATCATGGAGCTGGCCACCGTCGTGTAGGTTGTGAGTTATTCAAGGATGTCGTATGATTCCTTCTATGAATGTACCCGTGATCGTCAACGAGCTAGCAGCTGCCGTCCGTACCGTGACCCCCGCCGTCCACATGAAGGCCGAGGCCAGTGGCGACGACGTGAAGATCACGATGAGCTACCAGGACGCCATGCGCCTGACGGAGTTCCTCAACGACCACCGGACCCCGAAGGTGCCTGACCCTCGCCAGGGCCAGCTCTTCGACCCCGCCAAGTACGCCTGACGTAGCCTGGCGGGGTGACAGCCGCCGTTCGTGAGATCCTCGAAGAGCGCTACTTCGAGGAACCAGATCCCGACGAGCCCGGCGAGGAGTTCGTAGAGGTCGACCCCGAGAGCGCCGAGTTCATCCACGAGCTGGTGATGCGCTGCATGGTCTTCATGGAGGCGCTCACCGAGCTGGACCTCTACCCGTACGAGAAGGATCTGGCGTACCGGGCGATCGAGTCGGTGTTGCTCAACGACGGCGCCGAGATCACCGCCCTGTGGTGCCGCCAGTCGGGCAAGTCGACCACGCTCGCTGCGGTGCTGGCGACGCTGATGGTGCTGCTGCCCCGGCTGGCCAAGGCGTACCCCGACCTGTTCCCTCAGTTCTCCCGTGGCTTTTGGGTCGGCGTGTTCGCCCCCACCGAAGAGCAGGCGTTCACGATCTGGTCGAAGATCCACGACATCCTCACCTCCAAGCACGGCCGCTCGATCCTCGCCGACGAGGACATCGAGGACGTGCCGCAGAAGGAGGGGTCGAAGGTCAAGGTTGTCAAGCTGATCAACAGCGGATCGATCTGCCGCATGCAGACCGCCAACCCCAAGGCGCAGATCGAGTCGAAGACGTACCACTTCGTCCTCCTCGATGAGAGCCAGGACTGCGACTCGGAGAAGGCCCGCAAGTCGATCTTCCCGATGCTGGCGTCGACCAACGGCACCAAGGTGTTCACCGGCACCTGTTCAAGGAAGCGCAACTTCTTCTACGACGCCATCCAGGCCAACAAGCGCCGGATGACCCGGCGGGGCGCCCGGCAGGACCACTTCCAATACGACTGGAAGGTGGTCATCAAGTTCAACAACTTCTACAAGAAGTACATCGCCGGAGAGAAGGAACGGCTCGGCGAGGACAGCGATGAGTTCCGTCTGAGCTACGCCTGCCAGTGGCTGCTGGAGTCGGGGATGTTCGTGACCGAGGAGGTGCTCGACGGCCTCGGCGATCCGAACATGGATGTTGTGCCGTGGTTCGTCGTTGACCGCTGCGTCGCCGGGATCGACCCCGCCCGTACCAAGGACTCCACCGTCGTCACCGTCTGCTGGGTCGACTGGAACAACCCCGACCCCTACGGCTACTGCCAGCACCGTGTCCTCAACTGGCTGGAGATCCACAACAAGCCGTGGGAGGAGCAGTACGCCAGGATCATCGAGTTCCTGTCGCACTACAACGTTGCGATCATCGGCGTGGACGCCCAGGGGCTCGGCGGCCCGATCGCCGAGCGCATCGCCCACGAGATGCCGTGGATCGACGTGCGGCCGCTCGGCTCCAACCCGGCCGACCAGGAGAAGCG